CAAATTTAATGGCAATCTTGTCTACGGTGCCAGTAATAGTCATACCGCGTTTAGTACTAGTAAAACGAACATTATCGCCCAACTTGATAGAACGGATTTTATCTTTACGAAGTTGGGACTTGGCAAATTGCACGGCACTGAGGATGCTGGACAGTTCAGTGTCGGTAAAATTACCGAACATGATAGCTTGATTAACTTGCTGAATCTGGGTCATTTGGTTCAATTTGAACTCCTTGTTAACTACAATATCAATATTATAGCAAAATTGGGAATTTCGAGCAACCAAAAATGTTGTTGTATTTTTACAACAATTGTAGTACTAATTAAGTATTATTTTCTAGATTAGCTAGATATTTTTTGAGATCGCCGTCCATAAGGCTTAACATGGCAGCTTCTTGCTCGTCAAAAACTACAATTTTATGGGCACCGATAAGATAATACATACCTTGAAAGAATCGCTCAAGTTGAAGTAAATGTTTATTGGCCAAAGGTTGATCAAATTCAAATTTATAAGATTTTAATTTGAGATCTGCGGAGAGAAATTTAAATCCAGCAAGGCTTAATCTTAGACTGCTGGGGTCTTTGGGATTATTCCAAATAATGTAATTTAACTTACTGGGATGTTGCTTTGACATTTCAGCAAACATCTGAGTTAATTGAGTTTGCGTAAACCGTTTAGGGGTAGATTTTGTTACCACTTTTCATTAAAACTACAGAAAATAAATCTGTTTTGAACAAAATGTTTAGTTTTTTGCAAAGATTAATGGCATGCCCTTTATTTGAGAACGAAGTCTTTTTATATTTAGGGCCTGGATAATTGACTAGCATGTTACCGCTTTTCAAATTGATTGGTTGATTATCATAAAACACTGCCCAGATACCTTCACTACTGAGAATTTGCTCACTCTTATAGGTAGATTTATTTACATGTTCGATTAATACATTTGGTTTAGGTCTGCTCATAGATTTATCAACTAATAATATTTATCTCTTAATGTACGTAGATTATTTAAATCCCCCACCATCTACTGCAATACTGATTACCGAGTCCCCCGATTTCGCTGCTGCAAGTTGTTTGCTTAATGTAGAACAATGATTTAGCAAATCAAACAAATCATTATGAAGACTTCTTGCTTCGTTAGCAGTTAGCATAAGATTTCTTCCACCGGTCTGATTCATTAGTTTAACTTTGTCGTTGAAATTTTTTAAATGCAGACTTAGATTAGCTTCATTCATTATTTTACCGCCTTTAGTGCGTCCTGCATGTCTGTTTTAGTTTTAAACGGACCTTGGAAATCGTATCGGTTTAATGTGATAAATTTTGGGCAATAACTTTTAACCCATCCATTATTAAATTTAATAATATAATAACCAGCGCAATAATAACTTTTACTTTTGTTAGTTTTTGTATAAATGGGAAACTGGTGCTTAACGTCCCACAGTAAATTCCATGGTTTATTACTTACAGGGTAACCGTATACTTCATGATACTCTGGTGTAAGTTTTTCTTTTTTTACAGTACTGTCGAAGACCACATTGTGTGCTTTACTTAGTAGTTTGATACTGGCATATTGAACTCTAGACTGTTCGTGAACATAAACAAATCCGCCTTTTTCCACGGCCTGAATAGTTCCCACTTTGTTTCCGTCAGACTCAACAATCCAATATTTGTTTTTAACAACTGGTCGTGCAATTAATTCAATCATAATACTGTAAGTCCTGCAAATGCAATGTAGCACAATTGATGTGCCATTTGATCTAGTCCTAGATGATTCCAAAACTGAGGAGTGGTAATATCTCGATTACCATAGTTCATCTTAGCCCAGTCGATGTGATAATGCAAGATAAAATCTATCACGCCGATAAAAAATGCAAACTCTATATTGGCCCATCCAGTTACGGTCCATAAACAAGCCAACGTTCCAATGCCATGCTTAAGGCTGTGTTTGATACCTAACCAGTCAAAATATATACCTTTATGTTTTACTTCTTCTTCATTTTGATTTACAAAGTCTATGTACCAGTGTTTGATTTGTAACAAAACAAGAATAAAAATAAAAGTTTCAATCATTTGTTATTCCTTTGTTGAAATCTATACTCTCGGCGAAGCCACCATTTGTAGCGAGCAAAGTACTCTTGTAGAGAATAGCGGGGTTGTTTCCACAGATCGTGTTCCTCACAATTTTCTCTCCATAATTCAGATAACCAAAGCCTAAAAGATGTGTTCATGCTATTTCTTCTGGTATGGCAAGATCTTCGTAGAATGAAGACATGACATCTTTAATATATTCAATGATTACTTGGGCATCATTCACTGGGATAAATTTTATACTGTCCCATGCTAACATATAATCTATGTTTCTTGCTTTTGCTTCATTGATGTAACTGTCGATGAATGTAGGATTAAACCATCTAAAACAGATATCAGTGTCCGGGATAAAAATTTCAATGTCATACACGTCATATGTCTTAGTGTCGAATACTACACTACAAAACTCGGATCCATTTATATCTGCAAACTCCATAAATCTTGCATTGTCTCCCCAACATTTCCATTGAAACTTGTCTCCTCCAGATACACGACCTTCGGCAGCAGTAATTACGTCGATAAGTTTCATTGAGTTATATCCTTTAACATGTCAAAAGTTAATTCATGATCATACACAGTGGCCACAGGCTTGAGCCATCCCCGCTCTAAACAATCTTGAATAATAAGTCTGTATTCTCTGGGGCATTCTTTGACAACTTCAAATCCGGCCCGAGGAATAACCAGCATTCCGTCTACTAAATTAAAATTAGGATCTTTTGATCTAATAGTCCTGAATCGACTCGAATGCATTTTAAAACCCATGGTAATCAAATCTTTCTTTAATTGACTTGATAGACCGTTCGACAGTGGCATCTATTAGCCCTTTGTCGAAAGTAGTGTAGGCATGTCTGGTGTCTGTGTTACGCACAGCATCAATACATTCTTCTATAATTTGTTTTGCAAAAGATAATTGCATGTCCGGATTGATGCCAGGATAATGACTGCCGCCTGCTTGTAATTGAAACTTTTTAATTAATTCTTTGTTCATAGTCTACCTTTAATCTCCACAGTCAATGCGCCATGGGCACATACTTAATATATGTGTCGAACAATCGTCCTCGCCAAAACAAGTTGGCGCCGGCAGTGGTCGTTTCAATCTAATCAGAGTATGAATCGATTGTCGTTCTTCACTGTCTTGTTTTCCATTATTTGCCAATGTTGCTTCTTGATTTAATAAATCTTGAATTTCTGTCATTCAGGATACCCTGCAGATAAAATTGTGCCAACAGCGGCAGCGTTTTCGCTGAGTTTAGCAAGATCATATTTGCCACAAAATTTAAGAAACTGAGCGCCCACCATTGATCGATTTTTTGTAATACTGTTAGTAACAATGGTTTCATTGATCCATGTTCTAACATTGTCGGGCTGGGCTGACAAATCTACTAGTGTACGATTGCGTTGATAATCATCGAGAACTTTATGCTCTACGCCATTATGGTCGGTCCAAGATTGCAACATCATGTTATTCCAATTGAATCCTTTTTTATCCATATCAGCATAAGCTTCAACGAGACCTACTTTATTTTTACTGCCTTTAGTTCGGACTCCGGGGTACGCACTGAACACATTGTCAGTGGGATCACCACGCATACATTTTTCGAATAGTATAAATTTGGGATCGGGAATTTTCTTAGGCTCTTTGGTCTTTTTATCAATGACCATCTTGCCCTTTTTGTCAAAAATTCCTTGCAGTGTATGTAGTTCGTCTGCTACGCCATTATACTGATTAACATTGTCGGCTAGTAACTGATGAAAGTCTGTGTCGCTGCTTACGATGGTGTGGTGATCCTGAGGGTGTGCTTGAATCCATCCTGCCACCAAGTCATCTGCTTCCAGACTGTTGTGCTGGAGAACAGTACAATTGGTGCGTTCGGATAAGAACGTTTTAAGATCGTCAAAAGCTTCCCAGAACAATTTATCTTCTTCTGCTTCTTTTTCTGTGAGCGCGGCTCGTGCAACTGCTCGGTTCTTTTTGTAAGGCTCATAGAAATCCTTGCGCCAGCTGCGGCCTTCGAGACAGAATACAACATGATCCGCTTTTTGATCTCGCCATGCTTTGTTTACGCTGGCAAGGGTTACGTGGATAGCAAAACCTAGTTTATCCCATGTGTCGCTTTGGCGATGGGCACTGTGTCTTGCACGGAAGAATGTATTGGCTGTGTCAACAATTAGATATCGCATAGTGCAGTAATAATAGCAGTTTATTCGATATTTGTCAACTTCTCTAATAATAATTTTGCTACTAATTTATGCGTTTCAGGACCAAAATGCATTCCATCACGAGCATGATCTAAAATATCGTAGCCTGTTAGCTGTTTCTTTACTTCACTTTTAACATCGGAATATACCGGCCCGACTATAGACTCGACACGGTCGTGCAATAATTCTACAATTAATTTGTTTTTATGAAAACGTTGTAATGAAATATCAGGATTCATATTCCATATATGATATAATTCGCTGTGGTTTGGTATTATAAAATCTGCTCTTTCATCTTTATAAATTTCAAACCTTCTGAAATTAGGCCAAAAAATGAATACGGTATTGATTTGAAATAACCCAGTAATGTTAGTTAAGATTCTAGCAACAGTGTCAGATGTTCCTGCCCCTAGCCCTAAATTAAGCATAGGATATGGTCTATTTTTTTCTACTAGACTAGGCCAAATCCAATCGATTGGTAACCCAACTCCCATAGTATGACTACATCCCAATGCTACATCTATTTCTTTGCCCATCAATGAGTCAAAATCGTAAGTTCTAAATCCTTCATTACTAAAATCGTAAGTTATGTCGATATCTTGCCATTTAGCAAAATCAGGATTCTGTTTAAATCTATCTACATTATCGGTCCCGGACCATTTTGTTTGAATTTTTTTAGGATTCCAACTATATGGAGTAGTATTCTTTTTCCAATGATTGAACATATATTTGATCTTAACTTATTTCGCTGCGACCATTGCCTAAGTCTTTACGTTGAATCCCGGATGCAGGCCTTGGGTTATTGGCTTCGTATTGTTCAAATGTTTCCATAACAACATTACGGCAAACATCCTGGAACCATTGATCCACAATCTGAGAATCATCTTTGCCCTTATAACCAGAACGAACTAGCTTGGCTACAAAAAAATCATTCCAATCTAATTCAAATGCACCGTTACCTATGTTTTCTGGATCTAGTTCTACACTGATTATACTAACATAGGGTTCGCCTTTTTCGGTGGCAACTTGTTTAGGTGTTTTCTTGACTTGCGTGGGCTTTTTAGCCTTAGGTGCTTTTGGTGTTGACGGAGTTTCTTTTTTTTCTGGCGCAGACGGTGTTACGACTTGAGGTTGGTCTTTACTGAATAATTTATTAAATAGTCTCATTGGTTATCCTTTTAACATTTTTAAAATAGCTTCATCGCGATGATACCATCGAACTTCGATCACCGGATCACCGGGCCCGCCAATAATTCTTAGGGCTCTCATAGCTAGTCCCCACACTACGCGATTGGTGGTATAGCAACGCCTAGGAATTAAACTGTATCGATATTCGAATACAGCACGATCGTCGAATGGATCGTACGACTGAACTTCATCGGCATATCCGGCACCGACGCCCATCATTTGCCCCACCCATTACCCCACAGATCGACGTGCAGTCGCGGGCTGTAATAGTAACCTTTACTACAAGCCCAATCGGCGACTCTTACACGATTTTTTTCGTAAGGAGTAACAACACCGCCTTGAGGCATTACATATACAGAACCTTTAAATCCGCCAGTTCTAAATTCTATCCTAATTCTTGATAGCTGGCTACAATATCAGGGCAAATAGCATCTTCCCATCGTTCACCGCTGGCACTTAACTTAGCACTGACACTAAACGTAAGATTGTTACTAGTTCTACGATCACCTTTAGAATTTAATTTAGAATTTAATGTCCAATTAAGTAAATATTGTCTAAATGATGGCAGTAGTTTTTGAGTACCGTTTGTTTCAAATGTTAAATTTTGCAAATCTAACATATTAGGATTGCTTAATAATTCTTCGTAGGCACGTTGCCATCCCAATAAAGGTTCTCCTCCGGTGATAACAAGATGTACATCGTTCCCGTTATCTTGAATCCATTTGTTATTGGGTGTAAGTTTTAACATACTGTCTACTAGTTGATTAGTGTCAATGGTTGGGCTTAGTTCTTTAAAAGCTGGATGCCAACTTGCATAACTGTCACACCCAGTATTGACTAGCGGGAGACTGTTAAAATCTTTGTATAAATGAACATTTTTTGCAACATCATCTGCTTCAGTGCTTTTAACTCCCGGAGCACACCCAAACCCACTGCAAGTAAAATTGCACCCGAAGGTTCGAAGGAATACACTGGGGACTCCGACAAAACGTCCTTCGCCTTGTGCTGAATAGAAAAGTTCACTGACTTTGAGTTTCATATGATGATCCGCATGAGTTAACGCATTGACTGCTTGTTATATCTACTGTATTATAAAAAATATCTTTCAAAGAGTCAAATTTTATTTTGTTCGATGCCCAATTTGAAGTATAATAGCAACAATAACTATAGGATCCCATAGAATCTAAATATATACTAGGTTGACTCATATGCATACAATTTTCTTTCCTGACCGACGAGCTCTTAGTAAGATTTTTAATTGATTTTATAAGCACTGAGGAAGGCTCCAGTGTTATATATGATTTTCCTGAAACATAATCTTTTGCTTCTTCTGTTCGTCTAAATGATTTTATTAATTTAAATTTTTTGAATTTTAATTTTTGACTTAACTTTAAGCAATCTTTTATTTGGTGCTCGTTGTGTTTAAATGTTATAAACTGCCATGTAGCGAAACCTCCATTATCGATAAATGTTGTAGCATTTTCGATGATCTTATTCCAGCTAGTCCCTTGCCTATATAATTCGTGTGTACCCGCTAATCCGTCTATGCCAAACCATACATCATGTTCGATATCGGCTAGCTTATGCGCTAACTTTTCCCACCATTGCTGATTTCTAATACTACCGTTGGTACGTATTTGAATTTTTTTAACATGCAATTTAACTATATCGATCATATCTAAGAATGATTTAGCAGCACACGGATCTCCATGATTTCCGCAAAACTGTACTGCATATAAGTTAGGCAACGCTTCTACAGTTTTTTTTAATACTGATAAATCTAAATCTTGTTCTGTTAGATTCGGATACAATCCGTGTCCGCTAACATTTCTCG